TTCTTGCAAAAGTAATGCAAATCCAAGACAAAACAAAATAAATAAGTCTTTTTTATGAAAAAAAAGCCGTAAATATACCATTTTCAGGGCAAAACGCCTATTTTAACTTGATATGGTCGGTGAAAAGTCGGTGTCAAACTATCTAATTAATTGGAATTTTGCCATCACTCTTTTTTTGTTATTCCCTTATGCTGAAGAAAAAATGTCTTCATGATATAATATATGTTGGATAAGTCCGTTTTATATGTAGCAGATTATATAAATCATTGGTTAATGTTTTACTCTGCACATGTTATTAATTAATGTCAACTAGGGCGTTTCGCTAAAAAATTAGAGAAATGACCAAAAAAAAATTGTCTCATCGAGAAAACAAACAGGCTCTTCAGGAAATAGTCGGATGGACTCCTCCTGTTTTTCATCAGGCCTCGGAATGCTACGTTTCCTTTAAAGCGTTTGATCCCTGCTTTGGCACAATGCGTCTGAAGAAGATTATGCTTAATCACATCAAGGGCAAACGAAATCAAAGAACTTATGGAGAGGATCTCATCAAGCGTCTCACACAGAAACTCCTCGAAGGGTGGAACCCGTGGATTGAAGATTCACACGCGGAAGAATATGCCCTGTTTAGTGACGTATGCGATAAGTATAAAAAATATCTCGCAAAAGTCACTAAAGAAGGCGGGATCAAGCCCGGAACTAAGTTTAACTATGAATATAAGTTATCGTTTATGATAAAGTGGATCGAGAGAGAAAAGAAGATAACTTATATCTATCAATTCAACAAGAAGTTGGTGTGTGATTTTCTAGACTATATTTTTGTCGAGAGAAACAATACCTTACGAACAAGAAACAACTATATCGGATGGCTGAAGTCTTTCTCTAGTTATCTCGTAGAGAGAGGATATGTTCCGAAGGATCCGACAGAGAGTGTTTATACCTCCACGAAACTCGGACCAAAGAACCGGAGTGTTATACCTAATGATGTTCTACTGCAGATTAAGGCGTATCTAGAGAAGGAGAATAAGCATTTTCTCTTGGCCTGCTATATCCTTCACTATCTATTTGTCCGCCCCCACGAGATGAGTTTTCTGAAAATCAAAGATATATCTAGAGGGAAGAAGACGCTAACTCTTAATGGTGTGCATACTAAAAATGGCCATGATGCTGTTGTTACTATTCCGAATCATGTCATCGCATTGATGGAGGATTTGGGGATTTTTTCAGCACCGTCCGATTTCTATCTTTTCGGGGCTAACTTCCGCCCGGGAATAGAGCCAATACAGACTACCAAGTTTTCTAAATTCTGGGTCAACAATGTAAAAAAAGCATTGAATTTAAGTGATTCGTACAAATTCTATAGCCTGAAGGATACGGGAATCACCAACATGATTAAAGCAAAAACCGACCTTCTTTCGGTTAGAGATCAAGCCAGGCACTCGTCTGTAAAGATTACGAATATCTACACCCCTCAAGATTGCAAGGAAGCAAATCGCGACCTTATTGGGTACGAAGGTGTGTTTTAGCATAATGACTGTAGGAGATTTCGTCTCCTACAGTCCTACAATCCTACATATATTATGCTGGCATGATATCGACGCATACCTGTTTTCCTGGAGCCTGGTATAGTTCAAGTTCATACCCCTTATCCAGAATTTTAGATATTTCAGCTTCTGTCGGAACACTATTACTTATCTTTCTGTTTATTATTTCTTTTGCCATGTTTTTATATTTTATATCGACACTAAACTTTTTCCTCAGATGTATTGACTGGAAATGCCCCTTAACCGTGAAATACTGCCAGGATTCCTTATCCAATTCCTCTTTAATAATCTTTCTCTTCATGCCATATTCATTATAATGACTGAAGATACCAAGATACGAATTAACCGACTGGATGGCATGATTGATGGATTCGATATTTCCGGATTTTGCGGCATCATTGAGCTTGCGCACTGACTTTCTGTAGTTATTGACGGTATTGTTAACCGAATATATCCTATCCCGCTTAATGATGGCTCCCACGAACCTTACTCCCTTGGAATAATGCTGGAAATAGAATTTCTTCTCATTCAGCCGCAGACCTAAAGATGCAAGCGTCTCTCTTATCATTGGCATCAGGCGAAGGAGCGTCTCTTTTCTTCTTGCCACCAGCACCATATCGTCTACGTATCTCACATGATGCTTGCAGTAGTAGTTTATCTTCCAGTCGAGCTTTGATAGCAGGAAGTTTGCAAAGAGCTGAGCAAAGAGGTTGCCGATGGCTACGCCTTTATCTTCTCCGTTCGTGAACAAAGATTTCTCCTTAGGCAGGAACTCCCAGAGATAATCTGCGCTTTTCTTCTCGCAATCCTTCTCAGGGTGGTGCATAACCACCATATTGCATAGCCAGCGCAGATCTTCCTTATCATCTCTATGGTAATTCTCCACAATGAAATCATCTACCATCTTGGCAAGAAGCGGCTTGTGGATGCTCATGAAGAATCCCTTCAGGTCGATTCCCATCACGTGGGCATCCTTCGTGTAATTCTCGCTCACCTCCCTGATATCCTGCTGAAGCTGTCTGATACCAGCCAGCTGACCCTTGCCTTTCCGGCAGTTATATGTACGGTCAGAAAACTGAGACTCAAACAGCGGTTCGAGTCTCAGTGCAATATAATGGTGGAGAATGCGGTCACGGAACTGACCGGCAAACACCTCTCGATAGCGAGGGTACTTGACAACAAAGCAGATAGATTTGGATATCTTATACTGACGTGAATTGACTTCATCAAGCAACTGAACGAGGTTGCTCATATAGTTCATCTCGAATTCCGTAGCGCCGACTGTTTTCCGCTTGTGACGGCGGCAGTCAAAATATGCTTCTAAGAGTATGTCAAAATCTATCATTTTCTATCTTGCTTTACTTATCTTCCTTATTTAGTGCTGAAACCGGGCGAACATGACCCTTATTCTGAACCTTATCGTTCCAGTTGTTGAGGTTGCCGTCACTGAAGTTCAGATTCCACGCGTTCTGGGAACTGTTCTCGGTAGTCGCCGCAAATGTCTTGTTCTTAACTATGCATGATAGGATGCGGCCCATTTAATAAGGAAGGTTGCTCTCTCGGCTTGACTTATCTTACCGACCCTGGCTTAAACCACTCAAGCTACGGGCTGCTGTCTGGAACTTCTTTCGGTAGCCTGTGCTCTGAGGAGTGATCCCTTCCATGCTGTGCATTGTTTGCCAACACTCTCCCGCAGTCGGAGAAGGCTTGCCAGCTTGCTCGTACCCATTATCCACCTCTGTTCACCTGCAATATCAATCAAGGTTGATATAACTTCAAGGTTTGTTTGAAGCTGTGCGAGATGCTCGATGCGAACATTTAGATCGCCAAGCATATACGCTTTGGCAATGTGATTCAGGCTATCAATAAGCATATTGCATAGTCTGTCTCCAAATATCGGACGTTGCGATTTCGGGAAATTTCTGACCACACCTATTGCAATGTCAAGCATCTGCTTGACATCAAGGTATATTCTCGTTTTGCTTGCCAACTTTGTTGCTGCCATATCTCTCTTGATTGATATTTTAATTTGCGTTTCTGGGGTGTCCTCGACTTTAAGGTCGAGGACGATTAACTATTAACAACTAACTATCTTAAAAATGCTGAAACCGGGCGAACATGACCCTCATTCTGAACCTTATCGGCCCAGTAGCCGAGGTTGCCGACACTGAAGGGCAGACCCCACGCGTTCTGGGAACTGAACTCGGTAGATGTCCAATACCATGAACCGAGATCAAGCTGTGTAGCTCCCTTAATGAGTGACAGCGCATAGTTAATCTTGAGTGCATTGGCGTACATCATCAGGCTCTCTCCCACGGATGGTAGCCACCAGTAGCCGGCAGTCAGACCCTTGCCCTTGCTGTTTGCACGACTGTATGCCCTGCAATATCCTGGAGCGTATGATGCCGTATTGGTGACGTGCGCAGAGGATGAAGCCTTGATTGCCGCGTCCGTATGCTGACGGCCATTGAAGTCGAGCATAGCGGCAAGGCGGTTGTTCCCGGTGACCTCTGCAGCATAGTTATCATCGTTTCCGTAATTGATATTATCTCCCTGCACGGCCGCACTAGACCATGGCAGTGCCGTGGCTTCTGTAGGTGCTACCACGATGTGACGTCCGCCCTCGAAGACTACTACACCATCAGCCACCTCGCCAGATGCTTCGATAGATGGCCACTTGTATGGCTTCACCATCAGTGGATATCCGTCACTGGTGCGATGATACATGATGAAGATACCGTCCTCGATAGCCTGAAGATTGAGTCCGTCGGCTATAGCCTTCTTCAGAACATCAAGAGACACGAGGGTGATATTACCGCTCGGGTCCGTAATCGGGAATTTCTGATTACCGTTAACTGTACTTACTGTTGTCTGATCATTAAATTTTGCTTTTTTCATACTTTTTATGAATTTAAATTATTATTGATTTCTATACCTGCATAACTGCGGCATATCTGGCTGCATATCTCGATAGATGCCATTACGCTTGAACTATCGATTAATCCGACGCTGAATTCGTATGCTGGCAGAGAGTTGGCAGAACCATCCGCGCTGTTCATTGGAAGCTTGCCGATTTTTACGCAGGTTCCTTTTCTAATGTACTTGCCTATGGCAAGATTGATAAGCTTCGTTCCGTTGCTGATTTCTCTAGAGGTGAACCATTTACCGTCTGCCTGTTTTGCCAGTTCGGCGGTAAGGTTTCTTTCGCTGTCTGCAAGAATCAGCTTATCTTTTCGGCCTGCTGTATATTGATACAGCTTTTTCCACGCCGTGATTCTGAAACCAGGCTCCCATCCCTGTAAAGGGTGCTTCTGAAGTTCCGTCCTGTCATCTGCGTAAAAACGCGGGAACAGACAGAGATTAACCTTGCTTACCGCTACCTTCATATCCTTCACCTCTCCGTCGACGATGAATCCTTTAAGCTCGTAGAGCTGCGAAGCAGCCGTGAAGCCGTAATTATGTATATTATTCAGATACTCATGCGCAGGTAGGTAGTCAAATCCTTCGAGCCTACCCTTGGTTACGTTCTTGTTATCCCATCCATTCGGACCGATATCATAGAGCCATTTTCCGTTATTGTCGTAATACGACAGTATTGAATACCCAGTCTCAGAATCTACGCCGAATCGGATGTTAGGAACAACGGAATTAACCGCACCGAAAATCTCGACCATGCCGTTATGCAGACAGATCCTACTGTTATTATTCTGACCGTACACGTTAATAGACTGAGAGCCGAAGAAATCTATCTGTCCGATTGCACTCCACATAACCTTCGTGGCGACGAAACTGTATTGAGTGCTGAGCGTCCAGTTTCCTTTTCCTGCGTACGCAGTATAGTCGTCGTAAGGCGTGGCGGAAGAATCCTTCACATGCTGCTTATTGCACTCGTAGAACTTGCCGTCATACTCAACCACGTCAAAAACATCGCTTTCTTCGCTATTGAGCGGATAGAACGTATACCCGTCTCCAAGCTCTTCCCAGCTCTGCGGTCCGCGCATTCGCTTACCGTTCTTGCCGTCCTTCCCGGCAGTACCGTCAGAGATGGTTCTTACCGGTATCGTGCGGCTATAGGTAATTCCATCAACTATGATCGACAAGATATAGTCTGAATTAACCTCCTTTCCGGCTGCGATTGCGAAAATGAAAACCGCAGTTCCAGTCTCAGTGGATGGCAATTTTTCCGTGGCCGCATCGGACCCTACGGATTTCAACCATTTCCCGCTTATTTTCGCAGCGACGGGATCCTTGCCCCTGTACACCATTACCTTAAGACTGTATGTACCTGCATATTGCGATTTCTTGTGCACGATTGAGATCTGCGACAGCTGGATATTGACAGCATCCTTGCCAGGCTCACCCTGCTCACCCTGAATCTTAACCCACGTGTAAGCCGAGAATGTCTCCGGATCATCTTTTGTCGTGTTGACGCACGTTCCCATGTAGGCATACTGATCTCCGTCGCTGCACGATGTGGAGAAGGAATTATCCGAATTATCAGGAGTATTACACCAGGCGACATGGTAGTAGTACTGTACGGCATTAGCTCCATCCTTACCCGGCTCGCCCTGCGGTCCCTGGATGTGTCCGAGGTTGCGCCATTCGCTTCCATTGTTGTGATAGATATCTCCATTGCAGATATAGCACGCTCCCTTGATTGCGTTACTGATATTATAAAACAAGGCGCCACTGCTCTGCATCTCTATAGATAAGATAGACGGAGTGTTATAACCGGAACCGTGCGACACCTTCAGCTTGCTGGCATCTGATGAGGAATTCACCAGCATAGGAAAGTCTCCTGCTACCCATAGATTCGGATTCCCGTCTATCGCAGCCTGTAGCGCAGCGCAGTTGGCGTAAACTCCACTCGCATCACCATCTATGGAGATGGAGGTTCCGTCCTTGCCATCCTTACCCGGCTCGCCCTGCGGTCCCTGGGGACCTTGCGCTCCGGTCACGCAGATAGGAGCAGTCTCCTCGGAGGTTCCGTCGCTATAGTATATTATCGACTTGGTCCAGATATACCGTCCATTTACCCATTTCGGAGCCTGCCCTTTAATCCATTCGCCGCCAGTGATAGCTGTAGATGATGTGGACGAATAGTAACATTCCTCGATTCGGTCGATACTCTTCGCCGTAGATAGGCACATTGGGGTTGTAATCTTCTCCTTGCCATTCGTGTAATACACGTGGGTTCGGGTCCAGATATAATACCCCTTGCGCCATTTCGGGGCGGTTGTCTGCCATCCGGCAGTAGGAGCCGACGTATTGCTCGTCGACTCCGCATATTCCACGTCGGTGTTGGATATACCAACACCGGTTCTGCGGAAATTAATGACTAAAGTAACAGATGCCATAAGCTATTTGACTGATTGTATCGTAAGAGATATATTACTATATCCTGCCTTGATGCAGTCCTGTCTCGTTACCGTGAACGTACTGAGGGCATTCGTATTGTTACGATTCTCCTCCGTATTGAGGACAACTCCGGATGCACTCTTCAGGGTAAAGTAGAACTTACTCTCTATCGGAGTTGTCGTTCCTCTCAGTACGAGCTGAGGGGTTACCGTTACCGAACCGATTCCGCTCTCATCCTCATCGATACCTGCATCCTCCGGAGACGGATGCGGATCTATATCATAAGGGTCGCTTCCGTCAATAACAACCTGGAAGTCGTAACCAAGAAGGTTGTCCTTGCTCATGCTGCTGTCGTTGTATACTTCCACCATGTAGTCTCTTGTGCAATCCACATCGGCCGCCGGCACCTCCAGCGTCTTGCCGGTAGCACTCGTAATCTGCTCCCATCCGGTAGGGGTATTAGCAGCACGATACCATTTATAGTAGAGTCCTTTCTTAAGGGTTTCATTGCCCTGTTTCGCTACCGCCTCAAGCAGACAGCTATCCGTAGGGCTATGCAGATTAAACGCCTTTCCGTCTCCAGCCTTAATGGTTACTCGGTAAGCCGTACCTGTGTAAGGGTTCACCGGAATCGAATACGAAGCCTGGTATCCATTCGTGAGGTCGGACGCCTCTGCTCTTGCCGTCATTTGTCCTACCATCCTAATGACAATCGATGCAAAACGGGATACTTCGGCAAGGTTGTCGACAATACGGAGACCCCAGTAGAGCTGTGTGCTGCTAGGTCGAATCAGCTCGAACAGACCGGCAAAAAGGCCATCCGACTTGCCTGCTGAGTTAAACGTAATCTCCGCGTCGTTAAAAAAGAACCTCATTGATACCGGTGTAGAGAATCCGTCAGCCACTCTCGAAGACAAACAGACAAAGTCGAGTTCAGGCTTCGATTCCTTGAAGTTCGGATACACGACCACCGTTTCCCCATTCTTCTGGTATTCCTGGTAAATATCTCCATCCGGTGACTGAATGACGGCGGTATAGGTTCCCGTCTTAGCATGGAACTTAATCTCGAGCGATTTACTTGCACTACTCATAATCAGCCCTCCTCTTCTTTTGTTTGAGCACTAGGTTCTCCATCTCCCTGTCCTGCGCTATCTCCGCTATCTCCGCTTTCAGAGCCAGCTTCTTCAGAACCTTCTTCAGAACCTGCACCTTCAGAACCGGAAATTTCTTCTGAATCTGTAGATGAATCCTCCTGAGAAGCAGTCTTAATGATGAATCTCTCGTCCGTTGCCGTAGGCAGAGGGCGGTTCGTTACGCCATCCTGCTCCTGTCTCGCTTCTTCTCCTGTAAGCGGGATGGCGCCAATCTGCGAGAGAATGCTTCCAAAATTTATAAGGTTTCCAAATACCATGAGATCCTGCATCCAGAGCAGGAAGCAGCCATCCTTAAACTGAGTTCTGTCGTTCTGAAGACCGAGGAACTCCACTACCTTGCGGTTAACTTTTACATACTTTTCCATATCTTTTTGAATTAATGTTTTCTGAAAAACTAATGAAACACCAAAGGATTGCCATTGCCATCCGTCAGTACTCTCCCCTTGCCATCTGTCAGAAGCGCCCATGGCTTGAGCATCTTCACATCGAGCTTCACGATACCTCCGATGCTGGCATCCATCTTGTCGGTAGGTATAACCGGATTCATGCCGTGCCCAATCAGATCGTAGACGATGGCGCTGCTGTGACTGTTGGTTGCCATATACCAGAGCGGGAGCAGCTCCTTTGTCGGGTTAGGAATTTCGCCCACGTTGTCATATATATAGGCTACAGGAAGTATCGATTTTGTTCCTGGATCAATATCGGATACCGTCTCTTGGATATCGTAATCGAAAGAAGGGATTCTTCTTACGATATTGATGGTCTTGAACGGAGCTGAATCCGTCAGAGTCACGGCGGAAGGATTGCCGGTTGCGCTGTATTTAGCCCTGCATCTGATAGTAATCCGGTCGCCCATGATTGAGCGGTCGAGGGTTGCGGTGGTTCCGTCGGCAGAGATGGATATCTCCATATCGTCAGCAGTTACCTCCGTGAAATATCCGTCGCTTCTGCCTATCTCCCAGACGAACGCCCGCTTGCTTGCCTCGCACTCCTTCGAGCCGAGACGGAGCGAAGCCACGATGGTCTGCACGTCCGCGTCGCGAAGCGGATTGTAATATGTGGTTCCGCTGCTGAGAAGCAACATCGGCGCATACTGGGTTGCGTTGCGGCATTTCAGCGAATAGTCGATGAGGATATTATACACCTGCTTGGTGCGTATATCGAGGAATTTCGCCTTGAACCTAAGGAGGATCGGATTCTGCGGGGTGGCATTGATATACCACTTCAGCTTTCCGTTCTCATCGCCACTGGTAGTAATTACGTACTTGTTGGCCGTAGATACCAGGGCATCCCTCTCCTCCACGCCATTAATCACTCTTCTCCAGCTTACGTCTGTAAGCTTGGCATTAACACTGCCACTAGGCAGGATGCGGTCTCTGTCGATGATGTTCACCTGCGGCTGGATGACGCAGGGAGTGAGCGAGTAATCCGGAGAATACTCCCCTGAATCCGCATCGTAGGTCTGCTCATTAGGCACGCCGCCAACAAGCGACGCGCTGTAATTGACCTGCAAGGGCTTGTAGTTAAAATCAAATCTCTTTATTTTCATACCTTTATATATTAGAAATTACTGGCATTCGTAGGATACCGATTGCTTGTCGGCTTCATTGCCCATGCCGTCCCTCAGGGTGACGGTGGCGGTGAACCTGATTTTCTTGGGCATTCCGTCGCTATCAAGCGAGAGGTCATCCAGCGTCAGCACGATAGACTTGCCTGCATTTCCTCGTTTCTCTGCCCAGATGATATCAGATGATACCCGCTGCACTCCCTGCGAGTTTTCGGTATATCGCGTCCATGCCACGTCTGTATCGAGGATATCGTCTGTAATATCCTGCCCATACAGGGTTGCCACGATGGTAAGCGGAGCCACGAAATCGTCGAGGTCGTAGAGGGTCTGCGCTTCCTCGAAATCCACGGAAAATGCCGGATTGCCTTCAATCATCGCCCAGTCGGTGTTGTTCCATCTGGGTTCCGTATGGGTTCCCGTCTGCTGGCATCGCCATTTACAGCCCGTAAACCATACATCAGATGTTTCATATTTCCCGGTTTCCTCGTTGAGAGCCATGCAGTAGTACTTCGCTTCAGCGTTCCATGGTCCTCTATCTACATAAGTAACCACGGGCTTACCCTGGTAATCTATCTGGATGAAGTCTTGCGCAATGATGCCGGCTGCATACATATAGTCGCGACCCTTCACTAATGGCAACTTCAGCTCCTTCAGGAAGGATGGCATATCTCCGAACACCATGCCGTAGTTCCAGTTCTCCCGAATAGGCTTGGTCACTCCCGTAAGCTTCACTATCCTGCCTTCGGAACTCGACAGATAGAAACATTGCTGAAGGCTCTCGTCCGTCTGGTTTCCCCATCGGGCGATATTCATCAAGGCGCAAGGAGGGAAGTTCTTGCCGGCAGGTACCTCATCGTCCGGGTAGAGCGAAACTTCGATGTAGTTGGTCACGGCATTCACGCTGTTCACTCTCATCCACGAGGTGTAATAGAGTGCTTCCGTTCCTTCTACGGCGGCAGTGGCGAGGTTGTTGACGACACCCTTGATTACGTTGTTAACATGCTGTGCCGTAAAGTAGCCCTGATATTTCGACCGGAGTTTCAGTCCGTAGCAGTTATCACCCAGATAGCTCACCTCCTCGATGGTATCACTCTCCGTGAAAACCAGGTCGCCTTCCAGTGCACTCAGACGGTTCACAATCAATTCTATCACCTTCATATAGGAGCGGACAGTAATCGATTCCACCTCAGCATTACCCTTTTCGTCTATCTGTGCGCCCTTGCCGCCAATCAGCCCGGAAACGAAATCGCCGAACTCTGCGCCTTTGGCGAACCTGATCATTGCTTCGGCAATATCCTCAATATCCTTGCGGAGTATCTTCTTGCTTGCCTTTCCGTTTTCCGAAAAGTCATCTGCCACATCGGAAGTTCCCGCCTTCAGCTTGTTTCCCCGATAGGTGAGATAACCGTTCAGTTCGTTCAGGGCTTCGAGCAGTTCGATATTGCTGTGCTTGTGACCCACGCCGCCACCACCTGTATAGGTATCCGACAAGTCGCCAAGAAGCTGTGTAAAGATGAGCGAGAGTGTGGTTACTCCCCATTCCTCGGAATAAGGGTTCTGCACCGGAAACAAAGCCCCGCCACTAAGCGGAAGTCGCGGAAATTCAGCTAAGCGCGGGGCGATAGTAAAATTTCCCAGATCCGGCAGATGGATATTCATCTGCTTCATGCTGCTCTCGCTTACCCTTGACAGGTTCAGATAGGGTCTTGCATCCGAATATCTGTAGGTGAAGCTGTAGCTGGAAGGAAGTTCCTTCGCCTCATAGCTTACATCACTCTCGATGACGGTGATTTTTCTCAGCGAGCTGCCCTGGTACACATACTTGCCCAGGCTAGGAAAGAAATCGAGCAGCCACTGGCGTTCCTTCTTGTCCAGGAATCCCGTGTTCTTCTTGAACTTTCGGGTGGTGTCTACACGGTATTCCTCGGAATCATCCTCTATCTCTGCCACGTTGTGTGTATGCTCGGCAGTATTCTCGCTGTTGCCGTAAGCCCTGAAGCAGTCGATGCCGCCCAGTGAGTTCTCGAAGAGGAACCATTCCTCTTCCTCGCTCTTCATATCGTCTGCGTAATACCGCTGAATATAGGTAAGGCGGTCGCCACCTTCCTGTTCTACCCATACGTCAAAGTAGGATGGCAGGATATCGCCGCCTACAGCCTTGGCAAGGGTGGCATACTGCACCGGAACCGTATAGGCATTACCTGCTTCCATCAGTGTGAGCTGCACCGTCTTCTCGTCATATCCCGTCCCGTTCCAGATGTAGGCCTTGCATTTCATCTCGCAGTCTTCCACTGCGTAATAGGTAAGGAATTCCGGAGAGTAGTAGGTCACGGCCTTTACCTGCGGCTGCCAGGTAAGGAAATTCGACTTCAGGAAGTTGTCGGCAGAATCAGATAACCTATCCACTCCTGCACGGATCGCGGCAAAAACGATAACCTTTGCCTCTGATTCGTGTCCTACCTCATAGATTTTTGCCACGAAACTCTTCTTGATATCGGGTTGTTTATACGGGGTACTCTCATCCTTTATCTGCAAACTGAGCAAAGGAAGGATGATATCCTTCACGTCCACGGTAACTCTGCCCTTCTCGTTCGGTGAGTAGGTATGCTGCATGATGCTCCCTTCGTCACCATAATACTTGAGCACAAATACCACGTCTGTCTTCGAGCTGCTGTATATCTCGAAGGCATTCATGGAACCCACCATGTTCAGTTTGTCTGGATATAATAAAACCTGTATCATCTTATTCTCGTTTTTAATGCAAAAATAAGATAATACAGGTACAAGACAAAGGACTGAAAGTCCTCTATATCTCCACACACTCCAGCCACGCCGTGGTGCAATGGTACACCCATTTGGAGTGACGGAACATTGTCGCATGTCGGGTCTTCTGGCTGACGTAAGACTTCTGGAGACCATATTTCTGCCCCACATACTCGGCTGAAGGAAGAGGAGGATAGATAATCTTGAAGGTGCGGTCTTTATCGTCGCCCGAGTTGTTGTACGCACTCTCCGAAACCTCCACCGTTTCTTCGTGTCCAACCCATTTATATCTACAGCTCATGGCTGGCATTACATCTATCATCCGCGAAGCTTCATGTATAGGGGTAGTCAGAGCGATGGTTCTCAGTTCACTTTCCGCTGGCTCGCTTTTTCCTCCGAGGGTAAACTTCAGCTTGTTAAAAAAGAAGCTTACGCCACGGATCACTACCTTGGCATAGGATGCCAGGTTCTGCTTCTGCGACTGGGTGAGCAGCAGCTTTACCTTGAGTTCCTGGAGTGAGTTCCTCAAGAGAAGGTCATACTGGCGATAGAACTTCTCGAAGATGCCATCGTCTCCGTTGTACACCAGAGCGTAATCGAATATTCTTCGATAGAGTTTCTCTTCTGAAGCGTGATTTGGTGGTCCGAACCGGTTGTCGTATTCGTAATGAATATCGTAAGCCGTGACGGTTCCGCAGGGCATGCCATCGGTTGATACGTAAGGGAAGGCAAGCATCACCGGAGTGGTAACTGCCTCTTCCTCGCTCTCTGAATTATCTTCCGTGGCCACCTTCATTGATGAGTTGAGTGTGGCATAGCTGCCTATGTAGAGATATCTGCCCATATTCCTGGTGATAGTCTCATCGTTTGCCGACTGCCTATACTGAAGGATTCTCGTTTCCGGAATCATTTCCGGAATTTCCACGTCCATGGTGTCGGTATCATCTTCGCCGGTATCATAACTCTGCGAACCCTCGCCTATCTTCGATTTTACATGATAGTTGCCGGAATACCCATCCTTATAGAAGCAGCCATCCACCTTGTCGAAATAGGCACCCGAATTCTTGGCCAGCATATCCTTCAGATCGTCGTAGCTATCCTCGGCATCGCTGTCTGCCTGATGCTTCGCCCGCAGCACCACACGCTTGTAATCAGATGCCGTCTTATAAGATAAGGTGGGTTCCTCGGTCATCTGGCGGGTGAGATCTGCCACAGGTGCACTGTCCACCACTTCACGGAGGAAGATGATATCGGCGGTATGGGTTCCCTCGTCAGAAACGAATTCGCAGAGGAACTTTTTCCGAAAAACTGAGAGGAAATCAGATACCGACACATCGGGAAGGAGATCCTCGATGCGGATATGCCCGTTTACCATCACGTCTATCACGTTGTTCACCAGAACCATCTTGCTGAAGGGTTCTGTGCGGGTGAAGAAATTTTCCTTCAGCTCGTAGCCGAAATAGGCGAATACACGCTTGAGCACGTAGTTGGCACGGATAAACGGGGAAATGTAGTAACCCCTGGATAGGCTCACCGGTATCTCGTTCACGTACTCGGTTCTGCTTGCCTCGCCCTGAAACATGGCATCGCTCTTGTTATACAGGCAGAAATCCCACGCCCATGGTGCATCTACGTATTCGTAGCCTCCGGCATCCTTGAACCTCCAGTACTTGGCATCCTTCAGCTGCTTGATGTCGCCCCAGGCATTCAGTATCTTGTAGTTATAGCCCGTATCCTTGCCAGAATCATCGGTAAGCAGCACGGGGAAAATATCGTAGTTCTCGTTGCTGCCACCGATGAGCGACCGGCAGAAGTCGATGCACTGGTCGATGGTGCTGCACCCCGGTATCATCTCGTCCTTGAAGATACTCTTCAGCTTCACGTTCTGTATCTTCGAGTAGAAGGATCCGTCGTTGATGTAGAACGAGGAAGAGATATTTCCCTTATGCTGCGCAGAGAGGATGATTTGCCGGCATTGGGCGAAATATTCTCCGTCCTCGATGCTCACGTTCGTGGCCACCATCTTTTCTCTCAAGCCGAAGGTGTCAGGGTATCCCAGTATCATGCGGTTGTAGTCGCTTGCCGGAATATCCAGAGGAGAAGTGCTCTCCCCGTAGTCATTGAAGAACGGGTTGGTGCGTTCCACCTCCAGCTTGGCAGATTCGCCAAGCTGGTAGACCTTTCCTTTATCAAGATTCGTTATTTTCATGTTCTGAAGATTTTATTTCTTGGCAAACTTCCTTGCCTGGTTTCTCTGTTCCTGCTTGGCATCGAGGTCGGTCAGCGCCACGTAGGCGCGGACTCCGTTGTCACGAAGCTCCCTGACCAGTGCCAGGAGTTCGTCATTACTGCGTCCGGACGCGGCAATTCCCGCGTCGCGATGTGGGGATTCCTGCGTCGCGACGTAGGAATCAGCCCCACTAAGACTTGGTACGGAGCGGGTACGGAGCGGGTGCGGAGCAGGTCCCTGCTCAATACTTCCACCCAGCGCCCTGCCCTGCATGGCCATCAGATACTTGCTCATATCGAAGGTTCTTATCTGCCCGGCACGCTGGGCTGCATCCATCAGGTTGATGAGCGGGGCAATGGTCGGATTTTCAAGGGCTGCATTCGATGCCACCCACTCCTTGCTCTTGCCTCTAGGCCCCTCGCCCACGATGACGGTAGGCTTATCGATATACCCACGCTTGCCAGGTGAGAATTCGGCATTGAAGTGCTTGCCGTCCTGTTCACGCTCCACATCGATGCGTCCTCCGCTCTCTCGGCCGCTTGCCACTCTGGAGGTGGAAGCAGAAGAACTTCCGCTGCTTCCGTTAAGGGTCATTCGCTTCACCTTCTGTCGCTCGGCATTGGCCACGGCAAGCTGGGCTGCACCCGTCACACCCATCAGGGCTGCGGCTACGCTTCCGGCTATCGGACCCATGTCGCTGTACGCCTTCATGATAGAGGTGGCAGTATTCGAGATGATCTGAGCTGCCTGCATGGCAAAGTTCACGTCGGCATACTTCTTCTGTATCTTCAGCTTCTCGTTGGCTTTCTTCTTCTCCAGCTTCTCCTGAAGGGCAGTGTTACCCTCGGCTGCCTTGATTTCGGCATCATACTTGGCATCCACGTTCGCCATCTCGGCATTCTGCAATGCACCCACGGCGTTACTGAAGAGTTCGGTGTAATACTGCGCCTGCTTCATGAAGGACTCCTTCTTCAGCTGCTGCACCTTCTTCTCGTGCTCCTCCTGGGTGATATATTGGTTATCGAGTGCCTGCTGAAGCTGCACCAGCTGCCGGTCGTATTCGTTCTGCTGGTCGAAGCCGAGAGCCTGCCTTGCCTGCTTCTTCTTATCGTCCTGCTGATCAAGCTGCTCTTTGTGCTTGGCGATGTATTCCTTTTCTATCTGTGCCTGGGCATCCTTGTATGCCTTCTCTACCTGCACGGTGTCCTCGCCGTTCTGCTTGGCGAGGTCGAGGGCTGCCTGGTAATATCCCTTCAGAACTTCCAGTTTCTGGTCGCGCTGCTGCTCCAGGGTCAGTTCCTGCTCTGTCTCGCCTTGCTCCATCACCTTGGCAAGTGCATCCTGATAAGCCTGTTCGGCTGTCACCTGCTGGTCGAAATGTGCCTGCTCTGCCTTGCGCTGGTTGTCCAGCTGCTTCTCCTGAAGTGATTTCTTCTTCTCGGCATCCTTGATATCGATGTTCTGCGACTGCTCGCTGTAGGAGGTCTCGATGGCGAGGATGTTGGCAGTATGCTGGGTCTTCAGCGCCTGCATGGCGAGGCCGTACTTCTCCTGGGTGGTCTGCTTCTGGGCGAGAGCCATGTTCCAGTTGTTCACGTCCTGCTGATAGTCCTGGTTGGCAGCATCGATATCAGCCTGTCGGTTTTCTGAAAACTTCTTCGATGCGATATCGTCAGGGTTCGGGGCTGATGATGTTCCGGTGGTATGACCGCCGCCCGTTTTCCCGCCACCATTGCCACCGCCGATGTTGCTGTCTGGAACCTCCGGATCCGTAGCATCCTTCACGGTCTGGTGCATGATGTCTTTGCCGTAGGCGTCTCTAATGATACCAATCTGCTTGTCGATCTGGTTGATGCCATCAGTAAGCGATTCTACTTCTGACTTGAAACGAGAGAAGGCATCCACCTGCGTGTTTCCGGTAGTGCCCCATGAGGTGGTATATTGGAAGCCACGGGCATTCTTGGCATCAGCCAGACGGTCCTTCGCCTTGGTAAGCTTAATGGTGAGACCTGCACGCTGCTCGGCAAGTCCCTGGATCTGCTTCTTGGCGCCCTGCACCTCGTAGAGCCTTACCAAGCTGTTGATGTAAGCATCCAGTGCCTTATTCGATGCCTTGAATTTCTTGGTGGTCTTGTCGATGGTGGCATTGTAATGAGGAACAATCCTATTAAGTGCCTCGGTAGCCTTGAGTCGCTCGTCCATGGAGAGTTTCTCGTCCTTGGCCACCTTGATCAGGTTCTCCAGCTTCAGTTTCTCCTCCACCACCTGCCTCTGGGCTTCTGCCTTGATGGCATTAAGCGACTTCTGTGCCTGAGTAGCTGCATCGGCTGCCTTCTTCATCTCCCACAGCTTCATGGCGAGGAGTACCACTCCCGTAGCTATCAGCCCGAAGACGCTTGCCTTCATCGTTGCATTCATGGCGGTCCAGGCGTTCTTGGCAAGTGTCACCCTGCCCGTGAGCAGGTAGAAGCCTGCCTGTAGCAGCTTCAGGAGTCCGGTTCCGGTAGCACATATCACGTTCCATGCCTGCTGGGCTGCGGCTGCACCCTTGGTCACGACGATGTTCGATTTGATGGCGTTGCTGGTGGCTATCGCTACAACCGTGAAGGCTGCAAGCAGGATGCCCAGCGTCTTCACCACGCCCTGATGCTTCACGCACCAGGAAATGAGACTGATGGTGTTCAGCTGCATATCTGCATAGGCATCATCCCACTGTTCCTTGAGCGGGAGGATTTCGTCACCCAGTGCCTTCTGGGCATTCTCTAGCTCCACCGTTTTCTGTGCCGCTCTGTCCGCTGCGCTGATATAGGTTTCTCCAGCCTCGGCAAGCTGGGTATCCACAATCTCTGCCACAGCCTTCATGAAGTCGCCCGTCTCCTTGGTCTTCTCTGAGATTTCTGCTGCGGAGATGCCCAGGTTGTCGAGGATCAATGGAGACTTGCGTCCGAGACCGGTTACGATACTGTCGGTCATATATTCAACCGACTGACCTGTCTGCTGAGCCTTCAGTTGGGCAAACTGCAAGTACTTACCGAGGTCTTCGAGTGGTATGCGGAAGTCATTGGCTTGCACGGCTGCGGTCATCAACTGCACATCGTTGACAGTGTTCTTGGTTGCCTTGCGAAGATTCTCCAAGAGGTCAGGCTGATCCATATCCTTGAAGGCCTTGGTCACACCATCGGCGGTTTCTGCCATCTTCAAGCCACCATCAATAAGTTCTTTGACGGAATCTTTGAAACCTTGTGCGTAACTGCCAAAGAGTTCTGCTGCCTTGGTCATCATGTTACCATATAGCATTCCGTTAGCTTGGTCGCTAGCCGCAAGTTCACCAAAACTTTTAGCGTTCTGTTTCAATTCAGCCATTCTACTGCTTACCTCTTGCAACTTTTGCTTCAATATATCATAAAGTTCTGGGTTGAGCGTTTTTGAGGTATTTTCAAATTCCTTCTGCAAACTTTTCTGCTGCTTCTTCAATTGACTCATAGTCATATCAAGCACATTGAGTTTACTGGTCTGCTCACCTATCTGAGAGGTAAGGTTGCGAATTTCCTTACCAGTCTCGGTATATTGCTTCTTGAGGTTCTTGTAGGTATCAGTCTCTTTCTTGCCAGCTGCCTCCAGCTGAATCATCTGGCTGAGTCGTGCCTTGTTCTCGGAGCGCAGCTTCTTGCTCTGCTGCTCCAGCCGGTATATTTCCTTTTGGGCTGCTGCCGTCTTCACATCGACGGTGTAGCGAATTTCGTCTTCCGTTAAATGTTTACTTGCCATAACTTATGATTTTTGAGGGTTGAGTGACTTTTCCAGTTCCTGACGGATGCCTTGGCGTATCTCATCCGTGAAGCCATAGCGGAGCTTAGGGAACGTTTCGTGATACAATACGCCCCAGACTACGCGGTTGTAGAGTGCCAGGTTTCTGCGCTTGAACTTGCTGATGCGGTCGTTGCGCTGTCGGTACTGCATATCCAGGAAACGGAGATAGGGAAGGATGCGCACGAAGATGGTGCGGTTCTCGCCCGAGATCTGACTGTCGAACGAGTGAGCGGAAAGCATAGTGAGCAATCTGCCGGTACGGCGCTTATAATGATTGCGCACCACGTTCTCCTGTGTGGAGTATATCTTCAGGATGCCTTCCTGAAGAGTCTCGTGAACGAATTTCTTTTTAACAAGACTGTCTGTTACCATATTCTTTGTACATTACTAATTAGTAATGCAAATATAGTAACAGACAGGCGAAGGGCAAAGGACTAGTACCTGAAGAACTTTACGTATATAAGTATTCCAAACAAAGGAGTAAATATGGTACATAAGGTCAGATAAACAAGCCATTTTGCGAACATCCTTGATCCGACAATAAACGGTCCAAGAGCAAGCGCAATCACGAACGACACGAACTGCACGAAGCCAAAGAAAGTATCTAGCATAATCTCAATAGTTTTAATAGTTACAACGTTATTACTTCTCGGGTGCAAAGATACACCGATTTTCCCGAAAAACCAAATTTTCGGGAAAGAAAAAGGCGGCTACCCTCACGAGCCGCCGCCTTTCTGTCTCATCAATTTGTGTTTCCTAATAAATGAAAATTTACTAAAAACATTGTTTATATAAATGTAATAACCAAAAAAGACTATTTCTTGCGATAGGCACGGAACTCCTCGTAGTTCTTCTTGCTTATCTCGAAGCAGGTGGTGATATGAACCTTGCCCAAGTCGAGAATCTCCTTCTTGTCCTCGAACAACTTCTCTATATAGTGAAGGCACTCCATGAGCGGGAACTTGTCCCCGTCTATCACCTCCACCGTGAAGTCGTACATCAGGTTGGAGTCACGGTCCTTGGCAGGAATGGAAGCCTCACCGTAGTAGTACTTCACCGGTTTCTCTCCAGTGGGAATCTCCGTGAGCTTCTCGTGCATCTCCTCCAGCTGGGCGTCGGTAATGCCGGCAATATACATGCCGTTCATGCTGAGCATGTGGCGGCGCTTTACCTCACCATAGTCGTTCACCTCGCACTCATCAAAGATAGGGTGCATTCTCTCCTCGTTCAATTCAGCAGCCTTCTTTGCTGCATCTGTATTCTGATCGTTCATAATTTACTAGTTTAATTATTGTTGTTACTGATTGGCTTGCTCTCTCAAGTTGAAAGCGCCAATCATCATCTTCTGAAACTCCTTGTCGTTCTCCAAGGCTCCGCACATCATCTTAGCGAGCACTTCATCGTCACCGCAGCAACCCGATATCAGTCCGCCGTCGCAGCCTTTGTCCTGACTATCGCACGTGGCTATCAGCAGGAAACCTCTTTTGCCGTCCTGACCGCCCCATTCTTTCAGCAGCTTGTAAACTTTCTGTATGAATTCCAGCGGCTTGATATCATCTGGAATTACAGCGTCTACTCCACTGCCAACTTTCGTTGCGATTGTAACTTTCTCATTGTTCTTCATCACTCACCCCTCCTTCCTTGATTCTGGTCCAACCTGGATGAAGGAGTCCTTCCTCGGCTCCCGTGAGTACCCCCCCCGAATTTCTGTAACGCTCGAAGAGGTTGTGGCGCTCACTTTGGATCTTCTCGTTCGCAAGTGCCCAGAAGTTCTTGGCATGAGCCTTGTCCTCGTTGCGTCTGTGCTCTGCCTCATTGCGGCTTGTTTTCAGGTTGCGAAGATCCTGCTCGTATTTCTGCTTGGCATCCTCATACGCCTTTCTGGCATCATGAAACTCATCATTTGCCTGGTGCTCCAGTGCGAGGAGACGGTTCATATCATCGTCATATACACGCTGTACGGCTGCCAATCGCTTAGCATAGTCTACGCGAAGCTTCGACTGCTCTACCGTATTGAGAACAAGAAGCGAATGAAACTGCTCCGTGGTGAGCGGCTTGCCGTTCGTTACGTCCTGCGCACCGTTATTGACTGGCGCCTGGTTCTGCGCTGCCTGAGCAGCGGTATTCTGTACTTGGTTATTATTATTCTCCATAATTATTAATTTAAATTAAGTTGTTCCATAAATACTTGCGTTAATAATTCTCTGGGTGCAAAGGTACGGAATTCCTGCCTTTGCACAAAGGACAAACTTATAAGCCCCGTATGGCTACTTCCCATCCCGCTTGTTTATTACGATAGCGATAGTTCCCACGCCCGTACCACTCTTCTTGAAGGCGCCTTCCTCTATCTCGTAAACCTGGGCGGAAACTTCTTCCAGGAATGCGCGGAAATCCTTGCATACCTTTTCAGAAGCCTGCTGCCAATGCCTTGAAGTAATGGCTGCCACGGTTCCACCGGGCTTGAGATCATGGTACATCTGCATCACATGCCTGATGTCCTGGTTCTTCGAGAAGGGAGGGTTGGCCACTATCAGGTCGTACTCCGAAGAGTGCTCTGCCTGGGTGAAGTCGTCGCCTAGCAGGCGGATATGATCCAGCTTGGAAAGTTTCTCCTTATTCTCCGGCATCAGCTCGTAGCAATCTACTACCACGTCTGGCTGCACCCTGTGGATGGCATCGATGATGGCTCCGGTTCCTGCACTAGGCTCCAGAACCTTGCAGTCGGGACTGAAATCGCCTGCCAGCGATACCAGCCAGTCGGCAACCTCGGGTGGCGTGGCAAAGAACTGGAAGTCCTTGGCCAGATTGCACCGTTTGCCCTCCATCAGTATGCCTGCCACTCGGGTGGCATCGAAATCGAAGCTGAAGCCCTGCACCTTGCCGCCCGTCCACTTGCCGCCGGCTTTCTCTATCCAGAGCTTCACGTCGGCATAGGTCTTCTTGCTCAGCTGCACATTGGGCAGATAGAGTATATTGTCCTTGAACGTACATTGCTTGAGGACTTCCTCTGCTGACAGCTTCTTCCCGTCCTGCTTGCCGGAAGACTTGCCCTCGGTTTCGTCTGCGAAGTCAGGAGCAAGCAGATAGGCTAGCTTTCGGGTGAGACACAGCTCTGCAGATTTCACTTCATTGAGTAACTTCAGCATTACCTCTAAGAAGGATAAATCTACATGTCCGGTATCATCGTAGATGCTCACATCCTCGAATAAATCACAAGTTGCATGAACGTTCGCTATGCTACCACGTAACATTTCTATTAAAGTCTCTTTTTTGTTCGTCATGACTTTTCTGTAGATAAATCATTGTTGTGTCTAAGCTACTATGGCCAAGGAGTTCGGCAAGCTGCGTCACATCCTTGTTCTTCTTGAGATACTGCTTGGCAAAGAAGTGGCGGAAGGCGTGGGCGTGCATCTTGCTCCGGGCTATGCCCAGATGGTCACCCCAACTCTTCAGTCTTTCAGAGAAACCTTTGTCGGTCATGGGGCCATACTTGCCCATGCAGAGATGTCCCGTCCTGCCCGTCTCCTTCATATACTCCCTCACCTCCTGCTGAAGGCTTTTCTGAAAAAACACCTGGCGAAACTTGCTGCCCTTGCCCTTCAGAACCACCTCGCCATTGGCTACATCCTCCCACGAGAGCTTCATGAACTCATGCAGGCGAAGACCTGTAGTGGCAAGGATCCTCAGCCAGTAGTAAGGGTCCCGGTTGGGTTTCTGCTTCAGATAAGCCAGCAGCGCCTGATACTCCTTCTCCGTAGGTATATTGTCTGTAGAGAGCCTGCGCTGAGTTTTCACCCTTTTCACGGAAATGGGCTTTTTCGCAAACTTGGAGTATTTCACCAGGGCGCACATGCGGTTGTTGATGGTGGCGGGCTTCATCTTCTGCTCTTCCAGCGTCTTCAGAAACCGCTTCACGTTTTCCTGGTTGAACTCGTCGGCATAAGAAAAGAAACTCCTGATAGCAAAACGGTAGGTTTCACGGGTGCGTTCGCTGGCGTCCGACTCGGTGTCCAGCCATTCGATGAACTCGTTCACCTTCTTCTCGTTTCGTGCACAGATATCTTCTTTCTTCTCCAGCGATTTCACCTTGCGCTTTGCCCGGCTGTAGCCTACGCCGATGAACGACAGAAAGTCGAGGATGGCATCGGTAGCACCGGGCATGATGGAAAGTTCTGAAGCGTGAGCACGCTTGTATCTCTGGTAACCCCTGCGGCTGATCTCGTCAGCTTCCTCAAGGAAGGTGAGGACGTATTTTGCCGCAAGCCCTATCTTGCGATAGGTGGTCCCACTCGAAGACAAATAGCCTAGATAGCTTGTGTAGTTATTTTGCCTGTCTGTATCCATAATCAATAAATTATAGTATTTATACTGCAAAATTACTCACTTTTCTCTAATCTGAAAAAGACAGTTATTTTTTGTCTTCTACCGGGCGCCAATATACCGCGAAGGTGTTGCACTCCATGAAACAGTCGGCATCGCTGCCCTCGGTCCAGATGAAAGGAATGCCGCCATCATAGCGCAGTCCGTCGGCAAGAATTACGCTCTCACGGTGGTCATCGGGCGTGCGGGGATCATGGAACCTTACCTTGGCTCCCTTCTTGAAACCGTCTGCCACCTTGAGGAACGCTCTCGACTTGAAGATGTACATCTTGTTCTTGAGTATCACAAACTGCAGCAGACCGCTATGCGTCATGTGGCATACCATCTTGCTCAGCTCCAGACCATCCTTGTGAGAGACTGTTTGATTGCTATCGATTCCGATACGGGTAATCGTGGTGTCGGGATAGAACATCTTGTATTCAGCCAGACGTTCCTCAACGGCTGATTTCTTTTTCTTTGCCATAGCTACATCACCTCCCCTCCCATAAGAAAGCCACCTAATACAGCTACTGCCATGAAGGCGAAGAAACCTGCCATGGTCATAGCTACTTCGCCATACGTAACCGCCTCCCCGCAAAGGTAGGAGAAGGTCTCGCTCTTGGTCTTGGCGAGCTTCCTGATTTCACACTTGAGAGCCTTCATGCCCTCCTCTACGCTGATGCCTGCAGGGCGCACCTGAGCATCACTAATCAAAATAGAATTCTGCATATTGCATCGTCTTTTAACCATTAACAGCCGATTGTACAAAAGGGTGGCGGCTGCATTCCCCGTTGGTTAAAAGACGATGACTTATCCAGAAGGACTAATCAAATCTTACGGTTCATGCAGCCGCCATTTATTGCGAGAATTATTTCTCCAGTTAGGAAAATATATTTTCCCAGTTAGGAAAAATATTTTTCCCGATTAGGCATAAAAAAAGCCTGCGGCCAGAAGCCATAGGCGAAACGGTCGCCCTGCCGGATAGTCTACTATCGTCTTTTAACCGTCGGCAAAGGTAAGAAGAAAATCCGGAACCGCCAAATAAAAATCGGGAAATTTTCACACGATGAGAATAATTAACACTTAAATATGCTGTAGAACATAAAAATGAGGGGTTTGTGGGAATGAAAAAGCCCCGATGCATTGCTGCACCGGGGCTGATGTGTGAATAGATAACCCTATGCTAACTGCAAAGAGCTAATGCGTTGTCCAATCTCCTGGACGGCACGATTGAAAATATCTTTCTGCTCGGAATTGAGCGTATAAACATGACCACGAACCTCTGAGCCATTGAGACGCTGAGAGAGCCATGCAGCGCTTTTACCGAAGTATTTCTGTGCGATGTATCTTAGTGGAAGCAATTTATAATCTGTCTCTGCAAGCTGCTCACGCAAAGTGGCAACCTCCAGCTTCAGGTTTGCTACTCTATCTACAACCACCTCACTAATATATTTCTTATCCTCCTCCGTAGCATTTGCGCTGAGATAGCGATGAATCTCGTCTCTGCGCTCTTTGCTCTTGACATCCTGCTTGCTAGCCAATGCCATGTACTCTGCCATTAATTCTTTAATATGCTCCATATTCTTATATTTATATTGTTTAAAGAACCTCCCCTCTAGGGGAGGACTTTTTAGTTTTTTCTTTGCTTGTAGAGCTTAGAAAGGTCTGCGAGTCTCAAATCAATCTGTCTCTCGTAATCGAAGACCAAGTCTTTCAGTTCGAGAAGAGCCTTGATTTCGTCTTCCTTTCTTTTAATTTCTTGCTCTAACTCTTTTTGTGTCATACGCTTAAAATTAAATTGTTAAACATCTAGTTATCTATTCACAATGCAAAGGTACATAAAATTCTTTTAATGACCAAATAAAACATAAACTTTCTTTTATGTTTAACTCATTTTTAACGTTTTGATACGGGAAATAAGCGGAAAAAGCGTATCTTTGCAGAAAAGATATGTTTCACCTATTAATATATATAAGGTATGGAAAAGATAATAAGTAATAAGGCAGCCTCCTTTGCCAGCATGGAGCTTGCCAGATATGCGCTGGAACGGGCAGACCAGAGAGCCAGCAGCATACTGGAGCAGTATCGCAAGTCAACCGACCGCAACTATACGCTGGCAGGCTTCGTTATGACGGTATTCATGGCACTCACGGCTTTCCTTGCCACAGAAAAGATGACCCTGATGCTAGTGGCCATCACCCTCCCTTTATGGGTAGGAACCGGAACGGCGCTGCTCATCCTATTCTGTAAGGTGATGTGGGTACACGACTTCATGGCGCTGGGAGATGATGCTGCCACGATGCTGAGAGATGACCTGGTAGACGTGGCCATGAACAAGGGCTTGCAGGATGATGATAAGGCAAACGATGAATACCTGCATCATCTCGTAATATCATCCATCAGACGCGCTCATAACGCCACAGAGTATAACCGCGCCTGCCTTAACAGAAGGAACCGATACGTAAAACGAGCGATGACCGCAATCATCGCCTCGGTAATAGTGAGTGCAACGACTACGGTCATCATGCTGGCCTTATCTTTTCTTGGGGTTCTCCCCATGACTTGAAGTGTCCGGATAACTGTTCGGATCCTCTGGCCAACCATCCTCATTATAGTTTGGTTTCATAATCATAAAAAAGGGCTCGTGCATCCGGAGAGCAGTCCTTCAGCACGAGCCACACAGCTGTATTTCTTTTCACTTGCTATGTACAAACTCTGCTCAATCTGCACACAACCTTAGTTCAATGTCATCATTACGCCTGCAAAGATAGCACTTTTCTCTGAAACCATCAAACATTTTGCTGATTATTTTCAGAAAACAGCAAGAAAAAGCCCCGATGCATCTCGCACCGGGGCTTTTTGATAACTTTGATAAACTTGAATCACCGTACTCTACAACAAGAACGATAGATTTCCATATGAGAATTAGAACACACACCTGTGCCATGTTTGAAGATTATAACTGTAACTAATAATCATGAGTATAAAAAAGATACATCTAATATAAAATTCAGCCTAAATAAAAATGATAAACACTTAAACTATTTCTTAAACATGATAATCCTAGGATAAGAGAGCCGGGAGTGCGGGTTCTGGCCCACCACCTCCATTCGAACGCCCTTAGTCCCATAGCGGAAGAAGAGGAACTTCTTCGGCACACGGTGAACAATCACCTGAAGGGTATCGCGACTCTCGATATGTACCCGCATGCTGTCGCCCTCGATTTCGCCCCGCAGGGTTATCCATGGATCACTCCAGGATACCGTCTGCGAGACGTCGGGCGGTCGGTAGGAACCGGAAAGACTTCGACTGCATGTATCGTGAGGAACCGGCTGGATGGCTGCCTTCACGTCTACCTTGGTGGTGGTAGAGGTTGTAGCTGCCGCCATGATCCGGCTTTTCTTTATCTTGAGCTCCTTCCTGTTAACGGCAAGGAGAGAGTCGGGGTTACGCTTTAGGTCAGACGTCTTCAACGTGATCGCCTGCACGGAAGCTCTTGGCCTGCCTGACTGCGTCCGTCCTATCTCTACCCTGCCGTTGTGAAGGAGGATATCCTGATTCTCTTTCGTGCGCTCCGACTCGCCTCTGAGGTCGTGACACTCCTTGAATGCCATAACCAGGGCGAGCGGAATCAGCACTAGAAGAATAACCTTAATAAAACCTATAAACCTATTCACAATTCAATAATTAACAACAGAACATTAAAGTTTTTATGTACATTTTCGCTGGATCGTCTTGATAATCGAGGTAATGGTGGTGAGGTACGTAGGATCTGTAGCGTACTTGCACCCTACCCCGTCGCATATCTTTTGGGCAAACTTGAACGGGTCCTTGCGGTATGGCCAGGCATCCTTGTAGCCCGGCTTCTGGAAGAGACGTTCATGTTCCTTCAGACAGTCGCCTACAGAGTCGAAATCCTTGAAGGCACGCATCACGGTATAATACCAGAGATTTTTGCCGGCAACCTTGCACACGGAGACGATGCGGTCTGGTGCCTTGAACTTCTGGTTAGGAGTCTTGAAGTATTCGTGAGTCTTTATCATGACGATATCTCCGTCCCATTGGCTGCCCTTGGTAATACCGAAGAGATTAGCCTTACCGATAACCCTGGAGCCCCATCCTGTCTCAAGCATAGCCTGGGCAGTAACGAAGGCAGGATCTATTTCTGTTTTTGCCTCCACGGCCGCAGCATACACCTGACGGGCGAAGGCTAATTGAGCTTTATTTGCCATACCTTTATATATATTATAATAATGTATACCTATGATGCATCATCGGGCGCATCTTTTTCTGAAAAACCGATAGGTCCGCCGCCGATGTAATCTCCCTTGTCGTTAAAATCCTTCATGCGCTTTACGAAGTTCTTCGGTAATATCGGATATATAGCCTGTATGTTCTCGATAATGGAGAATATCTCGCGCACCATCATGAACACGCAGATATAGGTTCCTATCCATTGCATCGGGCCAACGGTAGAGCCTTCTACGGTGGCATGACTTGCAAAATTACTCAGGATCATCAGGAAGACGTAGATTACAATCTTCTTCGTGAACCTGGAGAAGAAGGATTCGCTAGACGCATCCTTATGAATAAGATGTTTCCATACACCCAGGAAGGTATCGATAGAGATGGCTATCGCTATCCACTTGGCAAACTCCCAGTCCTGATACACATACTGGAACCCTTCCGACACAGCCGTCAGAGGGAGCGAGGTGATTGCTATCATCGGTATATTTCGTTTATATTGTTTCATAACATTTCGGCCTTATGTTTTTAGACATTGCAAAATTATACAAATATTCCGGAACCGCAAAGGACGCTAGCGCATCATCTGGCGCGACAGCCGGTGGACATCCAGGATATCTGCACCTGTGGCAGATAGCATGAGGGTCCAGCCGTAGCTCTGGAGTTCTGCAGATACGAACGGAATAATCTCGCAGGTAGTAATACTCTCCCGGTCCATCCAGTAGAGTCCTTCTGTCTCCACATCTGACATGATACGGGCATGAACCTTCGAAAGCATCTGAAGGGTGCGGTCGTTGGCTATGACTCGTTCGAGCATATCGGCATGGGCAGATAACTTCATCGCTACAGTCACGGCTATACGCTGGGTACATTGGAAACTCCGGCGCCCATCGCTCTGCATATCCACTTCTCCGTAATCTACGAATAGGAAGGAACCGGTAAGCTTATCGATGCGTTGCTTCAGTTCGTCGAACGACTGGCCGTAAACGTAGTTTTCTATCTCCGGAACCAGTTCTTTCTCGGGCATCTCCTTGATTGCCTTGAGCACGGTAGCATATTCTTCCATACTACTCTCGCCCTTGTTGGCAATACCCTTCGTAACTCCTGCAGTAGCAGGAAATTTGGCGAAATATTCGAATAAATCCAATAACATAGGCTTTTATAATTTTGTCGCAGAGAGGTTGTTTCCCTGCCTCAGTTATATAATCTTTTTAACTATCTCCAGAGGTAACCCTACCTCGTCTGCTATCTTGGCCAACTCCATACCGGTAGCCTTCAGACTCTTTACTCCCTCGATGGTCTTCTTTCTGAGGATGCGGAGATAGGTAAGCACGTTCAGCTGTTCTACCTGACGGGCATTACCCAGTCCATCCTTGGAGAGATCGTAGAGCGCATCGGTTGCATCGGTAGTAATACTGCTGCCCTCCTTGGGTATAAACTTGGTGAGCAGGGAGAATTCAGTCTTCGAGAAGAGGAAATTATTTACTGCAGTAAAGTTCAAAGCTATCGCCCGAAGAGTATTGACAGGCAGTTTCTTGAACTTCAGAGCGAGTTTCTGCGCCTCTTCCGAGGAATACACTTTCTTGTCGAAGTAGAGTATCGCAGCCAGCAGAGGAAGACTTTCCTCGCCCATATCGAGCAGCTGGCGCGCTTCGATATACTGAAGGGCCGTGAGTGAACAGGTGAGCGAACTGAAATCTGTATTGACCTCGTAACCATAATAGGCTTTCTTGTCAATAAAGATAATCGGCAACTGCTGCCGGCAGAAACAGAGATCGAGCACGAACTTATCATCTTTCTCCTGGAAGATGAACGAGAGCTGACTGGCTATAGACATGAAGTTCTCCAGGGTTCGCTCATCGCGCTTAATCTTGTTCAGGTTCCATCCCTTCATGTAGCAGAGAAACAGACATTTCACAGCACCTGGGGAAAACTGCCCACTCTCCATGAGAGAAAGCAGCTCCACCAGCTTCAGATATTGGCCAGAAGTGAGTAGTTCCCACGAGTTCGGAATTTCATGCTCTATTCCGTTTGCTCTTACGGTTATCGTCTTTTTCATAAGCTTATGGCATTAAATACATATTGTCGTCCGGACGGTTCTCGGCAGAGAAGGAAAGAAAATCGTTTCCTTCCTGAGCATCGAGGAGCATATCCACATTATGCAGCAGATCTTCTACCTCCCCGTCTAGCTGTGTGGCGAGCTGTAGCGCACGGCTTGCCTCGTCGCTGCCTGAGCGGGTGGCGGTATTGTCGTCGAAGAGGTTACGGATGGTGGCAGGAAACTCCAGGATATCGAAACGCCTGAGAGCCTTCGCCACGGTCTTCTTCACCAGGGCACGCTTGAGCATAGGCAACGCCTTCTGGGCAAACTCAGCAAACGTCTGGTCTTCTCCTCCCTGTTCGAGCCGGTCGAAGTAGGCGCCTATGCTTTCATCGAGCACCTCTTTCTGGAGAGGAACACAACGGAAAAAGAAGAGATACGAGAGGTCGATAGGATAAATTTCATCGAATTCATCGGCAGTAACTACCTTCAGTTTGCCGAGCATCTTGTAGTAATTGGTCTTGCGCCAGTCTTCCATGGCAAGACGGATATCGGCAGGATCATCGGCACTTATCTCTTCAGTAAGTTCGGAAATCAACGAATCCATCGCATTAAAGTAGTTCTCCATATAGGAGCGCTTCATGCCTTCCATCTCGTACTTGTAGAGATTAATATCGTTCTTCCTGCGGTTCACGGCATCGAAGATAATCTGAGTAGCTAGCGTAAGGTTCGCCATGGCAGCACGGAGAAAATCCTTGATACCACTCTCTTCTTCCACGATGCTTACAATGTCGGAGAACGTATTGTTGCCGATGATGGCAACAATACGTTTGCGCGCAGCTACGGCAGAACCCTGAAGGCTGTCGAAGTCGGCGCTTGTATCTGCACCAGGTGCGCAGTTGCAGAACTGCGCATAACTGGCGAAGAGTTGATTGAGTTGAAATTTCTTATTCATGCCTGTTGCTGGTTAAGTCGTTGCTCTGGTGTTATATCTTCCTGCCGTTGTGGAACCTCGCGGTAGAACCCTAGCCTGCAGCCCTGCTTGTAGAGTTCCGGGAAGTTCATGCGCAACGCCCAGTTGAGCGGTTCTGCGCAGACTTCGTCCTCTGAGGTGAGCGACATGATGTAGATGAGATAATTATAATAGGTATCACTTCCACTCTTCGAGATGATTCCATCCTTATCTACTGCAGATATGGCTGCATCGAGACCTACCGAAGACAGAAGGGCTTGTTCGGTACGCTTGTCGTAGGAGATGAGCGCCTCAATATATTCCTTATACTTGAGGTCAATGGTCTCCACCTTCCACGACTGCTCGTGACCCTGGGCATCCATGAAGGAGATGGAAGAGAAACCTTTGCCCTGATTGTCTGCACCTGACAGATAGGAGCTGAACTTGCGTACCTCGTCACGGACGTACCGTACCATGCACGACTCCTTGAAGTCTGTACCGATATCGATACCGTTATACTTCAGCAACTCCATGCCCTTCGCCTTGCGTCGCTTGTTCTCCTCGCAGAGCTTGGTCATCTGGGTGCGCTTACTCTGAATCCAGGCGTTCGGTATAATGACATGCACCTTTGCAGCCAGCGAGTTTTTCAGAAAACTGTTAATGTATCGGGCTGTCTTGTTACTACCTTGAATGTACGGACGAGCACCCTGATGCGTTTCGTTGGCTCCATAGAATTCGTCTACTGATTTCTCTCTGTGATGAGAAATCGCAGCATACCGGTAGTTGTCAACTTCGTTAAAGCTGAACTTTGGATAAACCGAGTAACTCGATAAGCCATAGGCGAATCGCCCTACTACAATCTGTTTAAAGTCGCCGTACGAAATCAATTCTGAAGCAACATCCCGACGGGTAGTTGCCAATCTGCAGTAACGGTTCTCCATCGCCTCAAGCGCAGCCACCGGCTTACCCATACCTATCATCTTGCCTCGGGTGAAGCGCCACTTCACGAAGAAGTCGCCAAAGTAATAGAAGTTCTTGATACAGGTCTTGCAGAACTCCTCTACTGAAGGAATGCCGCGTGAGCTCCAGGAGTCGAGCCATTCCATTACTTCAGGCTGCTCCTCGTACTTACGTACCAGCTTGCCATCCTCGATAGCCTGCTTGTATACGGCGAGTCCATGGCCATAGAGCATCTTGATCTCTTTGGAATAGAGACGAGGGAGTAGTCGGTTCTCCTTGATCTCCTTGGTCACTTCGTCACATTGCTGGTTGTTGTAGCCACGCATTAACACCTGATATCCCTGTATGCCCAGATAGTGATGCTGCTGCATACAGAACGTACCACCGAATGGAGACTCCAGGAGTGGCGACTGGAAGAGCTGGTCTGCACCAAAGACGGAGTCGCCTTCACCTAGCTGGAAGGTGAAGGTATTACCATCGGCAAGGTAGATGCCGGCGTTGCCATACATATCAATTTCGTATTCTTTCATAACCAATTATAACCAATTTATTTTGTGAAGTTTAAATCCGTCTTGAGGAAAGCCCATGTACCTGATGAGGATGCGATAGCACATCTTTGGCTCTCCATCTCCGTCTGTAAAGAGAAGGTAGTTCTCTCCATCGATGGCGAACCGCTCCTTCGGCAACTGGGTTCGATACTTGCAATGCCGGCGCACCTGAAGCTTTGCGCTCGCCTCACCTCTCGCCCTGGAGTAAGGAAAGAAAACCAGAGTAAACTCCCCATCGGGAAGCTTACTGATTTCTCTGGCCCACTGGAGTGCCGTGATGCCATCCATGATGATGTTCTTACTTGTCTTGCTCATAATGATGCGAAGATAGTGAAAAATTATTGTCCTGCAAAAGACCGGCTGCACCTGTTCCCCGTCATATTTCCGAGAAACGTAAGGCCTGCACCTCTCTTTCCTTTCCCAGCGGTGCGTGCACGTTTGGGTGAGGTGTTTTTGGGAGTTTTTCTCCCAGCCGGTCCGCTTGGGCTGATTATCAGCATTTTAGCATTTATACCCTTTCATTTTCCGTTAATTATTGATATGCTCGTGAAAATTATTACTGCAGAAATGCAGCATTATTCTGCGTTTATATCTCGAAATTGTCCGGTAAATCGGTAGGATATGTACTTAATTCCGCCTTCACGGCATCAGAATAAAGGCCGTAAAGTAGGTAAATCATCGCAGAAGGCAGCTGCGTGGTGAGCCCTGCCTGATTCTTCAGTTGCTGTTTCTTCTCTGAGCTCTTGTCTAGCTCTATTTTGCCGTCCGTTTTCTTCAGAGGGGATATCATGATGGCAGAGCAGAGGTTCTTGCACTCATTCTCGTCGATACGGATGACAGGCAGGAGCGGACTGCGTTCACCAAAGAGCATCTGACAGAGCTTGAACTGCTGCCAATGGTATATCGTTGGCGCATCTTCGTTATAGAGTATCACCATGAAGCCATACGACTCCAGGGCAGCCTTCAGATTGAGTGAGTCGGTAGTTATCTGTTCCCGTTCCTCCCTGCGCTTGTTACCGGCACGGTCTGGATAGAGATAAATCGTCTTGTTGACGGCTGCTGATCCGAAGAACTGGTGCACCTCTGCCACGAGGTCGTTGTAATCCTTAGGCAAGAAGGCAAAGAACTCCTTGATGATGTCGAGACGCCTACCGTAATCTTTCTTCTGGGCAACGATGAGCGACTGGAAGTTACCAGGGTCATATCCCATGTAGAGCGGTTCCTGAGGGTCGTAGTGCAGAAGATACTCTGCCGTAAGGATAAACCTATCCTTCAGATTCAGGCGAAGAATGGACTCATACTTATAGCTATCCTTGAACTGATGCTTTGCGTGGTCGTAGTTGATAAAGAACTTATTGGTTACCTCCTTGTGGCGGATGGCGCAGATAGCCGTGAGGAACTCGTCCGTATCAAGAGTGTCCAACTGAGTCTTGAAGAACTTCGGTCCCAGGATATCCTTATTACAGAAAGAGGATGCGCGGATATAGTAGATGGCATTACGCCTCATATCTGCCAGACGAGGTTTCCATCTCGCCACGAAGGCATTGAGCTTAACAGACTCAAGGCGCATCTTCTCCAGGAGAACAGGGTCTTTTGAGTCTCGTTCCTGCTGCTTGAGCACGAACAGGCGGTAAAGACTTCTGTTAACTTCAAGGGCAACGGTCGCTATCTCCTCGATAAGTTTCGGGTTCACCTTCTTTTCATAATCCTCAAACCAGTCATCTTCGCCGAGGTCGACGCGAGCCGTATCACTCACACCCGTAACGCCCTCATAATAAGCAGAACAGCGCACATTGGCTGGACCTCCACGTAAAGACGGAAACAGACGGGTTTTGAGTTTTTCCCCACTATTATGCTTCATTTCTTCAACGAAAGCGTGCACGGCATTTCTACCGGCAACGGATTCCGGCTGGTCGCTTGATACGAGCTGAAGGTGAGCGCCATTTCGGAATATCACGCTATGCTTGGCATAGGCTATCGGATATCGGGGTTTCCGAAAGTGGGAAGGCAGCGTGCTCTCTCCTACTACGTAATCAATACCATATTCCAGCATGGATCTCTGTTGCCCGTTCACTACTACCTGACGCGAGAAGTATGCCTGTATGTTTGGCCAGACGTTGGTCATCAGCGCCACATAGGTCTTGTGAACCAGGAAAGATAGCTCTCCTGGCATATCATTGGCCACGCGTATCAGGCGAGGTCCCGTCACGCCTTCGGTCTTACCTCCGGCACGGGCTACCTCGGCAAAAAGCATATTCGGGTCGATGATGTTGGCAAGCAACTGCATGTTATTCATGTAGTAATGCTCGAACTCCCCGATGGTATTATCATTCAATATCAGTTGGCTCATCGCTTATTTCCTCCACTATTTCCGCTTCCTGAATATCAGCATCACGAAGCAAACGTTTCTTCTCTGAACTCTCGATAGGCAGACCATCGATGAGTGAAATATAAAAGCCGCGGTTGTGCTTGGCGGCAATCTCCTTGAGACTCTTTTTCTGAAAACCCAGCTCTTCCGGAGTGACTGTCTTGTCCTGGAAAAAGTTGACAGGGTATAAATCAACTTAAAGATAAGAAAAA